TGGCAGGAAATTTTCAAATAGGTGGCCTTCCTGTTACAGCTAGCACCTCGTCAACTCACAGGGCTGGCATAGTAGTATCATTTAGAAATAACTTTACTAATGATTACGTAATGTGTGGTTACACAAGCGCGTCCGACACTATCGGTATACTAAGAGCCGATGTAGACAATACCGCTATAGGTATTACTGACTTAAGCGCAACCTCCAATTTATATTTTTCAATGTGGTACATCAAAGCATAAGGAATAAACATGACAACTGAATTAATATGTGAGCTTTCCGAGTTCAATGTAAGTAAAAAAAATATGACCGTGCAAGTTCGGATAGATTGTGTTGTATATGAGGGGGGTGTCGAGGTTATGCGAAAGCAAAAAAATACACGCTGCTTTATGCCCGGACGCTATGAAGATATTTCTAACTTTGTAGGTGATATTGATATAGCTAAAGAAGTTGCTTATTTGCAATCTGTGTGGACAGACGAGGTTGTTGAAAAGTACACAGTCTTAAATACCGCCGGATAACTTGCATGAACACGCAGCTTTTAATAAACGAGGCTTGGCGCGCTATAGAAATTATAGGGCGCGGAGGCTTTATGCAGTAGTAATATTCTGAAGAGGTTGATATGGAATTTAAATTAAAATCTTTAATTAAAAAGTATGTGACAATTAAGAAAGTCATTGTCGCTATCGCATTTACTGTAGGTCTTGGGGCTTACCTTGTATCTAAGACGCCTGATGGTATGGTTGAGCAAGCTGCCGAGGCCGTACTGAGAACTCAGGGTATCGATGTCGACCTAAGTCCAGACGAAAAGTAATATTTCTTTCGGCTACTTCATGATATAAAATATAATAATTGAAAAACAAGGATATTAATTATGACATTTTTAATGGTTCCAACACTTCTAGAAGACATCCCCTTTGAGACGTTACCTCAAACATTCGGATATTCGGGCGGATTCCTGACAACAATCACGTCGGTTTATCAGCAATATACCTATGTTCAAACATTTACTAACGACGGGACAGACATTACCTCAACCACAGGGTGGGTATTACAATGAGTGCAAGTTCATATAGCCCGAGAGGAATAGGTGCAGGTGAGTTTTTAAAATGGCTTGAAGTATTTAACATAAGTCATGGCGGCGGCGCTGCAAGCGGAACAGTCAGCGACGGGACTATTAATGAGCTAGGCGTTTATGCTGCGGCTGGAAATACCATCTCAGGACTTACTACTGCAAATAGTGGTCTCCTTGTTACCTCGGCTACCGGAGTCCCAAGTATTGGCAATGCTGTGCTAGCAGATGTCACACTTAATGGCGTTAATTTTGGAGCTGGTCTTGCCGGACTTGCCACAAATGTATATATAGGAGATGCTGGAAATTCCTTACAAACTGGTGGTGCTAATGTATGTATTGGCACGGATAGCGTAGGAACTTCTTTGACCGATGGTTCAGCGAATATTCTAATCGGTAAAGCTGCCGGAGCATTGATGACCTCTGGATTTTGGAATATGTGTGTCGGTCAAAATAGCGGAGACAAACTTACGACCGAATCGGGCAATACGGTTATTGGTGCGCGCGCTGGGAATAACCTTACAAGCAGTAATGTTTCGGCTTTTGGTCTTTGGGCCGGTAAATCCCTGACAACCGGCGGGGGTAATACTTGCTTAGGGACTAAGGCAGGAACTTCGGGAGGTACTGGTGCTGATGTAACAACCGGATCAAATAATACATTTATTGGATATCTATCGTCTAGTAACTCTTCGGCAGCATCCGGAACTATTTCAATAGGATTGAATTCCATTTCTGAAGCCTCAACCGGCACCTCATCGGCAACTAATGGGCCAGGAATAGCCATTGGGTCTTCAGGTGGCCCGGTTGGATTTAGAGGGGATGGAACAATTTACCCTACGGCAGGTGCTTCGGCTGGGTATTGGCGTATAAAAGTAAATGGTACACAATATAAGGTTCAGCTTTTTGCTGATACTTAATAAATAACCGGAGAAATAAAATGGCTTTTATAACTGAAGAATTACCCGCGTCAATCGGTAAGTTATGCTTAGAAACTGGCGTAGCAAATATTATTTATACCAATATCGTAAAAGAAGATGGTGTTTCTATTCTTGCTAAGACAGAAGAAAAAGAAATGACCCTTGTTGGATTGGATTCTAGCTTAGCCGCTATTGCCGCTGCAATCGTACGATAATAACTTAGGATTAATTATGACTTTAGATATACCAGGTATACAGAAACAGATTGAAGAATATTCAGATAATCGAGATAGAACTAACGAGATGGTGCTTAAGTTAACCGGCGCTATCGAAGCTTTAGAAAGACAAATTATATCTTTAGAAGAAGCTTCAAACCCAGAGCAAGATGATCTGGGCTAAGCTTTATAAGGTTAGACCTGAAATCGCTGACCAGAGAAATCTGGTTAAGTGATTAAGTTCGGAGAAGAGCCCATGAAAAATCTCGAGCAAAGAATAAAATTACATGAAGGATTTCGAAGTTTTGGCTACCTGTGTCCCGCCGGCAAACTAACGATTGGTTACGGCAGATGTATCGATATAGAGGGCGGTTTAGGTATCACAAAAGAAGAAGCGTTATATTTGCTTAGGAATGATTTAAAACGCTGTGATAAAGCTTTATCTAAGCGAGAATGGTACGTAGGGTTAAGCCCAATTAGAAAAGAGGTTATGATTGAGCTTTTGTATAATATGGGGCTCCCTTCACTTCTTACTTTTAAAAAAATGATTGGGCATATAGGTACGAGAAATTTCAAACTTGCATCTAATGAGTTAATGGACTCAAAATGGGCCAAGCAAGACGTTGGCGCTTCTAGATCTGCGGATATTAGATTTCGATTAAGATATGGAACTGTTCCCAATGCAAACAAAATCTAAGATAGGCCCCGAGGCGCTGGAGCAAATAGCTTTTTTTGAGTGGATTGCATTAAACCCAAGAATTAAAAAGGCTGCAATTCACATACCTAATGAAGGGCGTCGTAGCTGGTGGTATGGAAAGATTCTTAAGCGAATGGGATTAAAAGCTGGGGTGTCTGATATATTTATCGCTATTGCAAGCGGAGAGTATCACGGGCTTTGGGTTGAAATGAAGGCAGGGAAAAACAAGACCACTCCATGTCAAAAGGAGTTTTTAATTAATATGTCTAATGAAGGTTACGCTACAGCAATTTGCTACAGCGCAACACAGGCTATTAATACACTGGAAAAGTATTTATCGTTTGAATAAACACTCTAATTCTTTGGAATATCTATATTAACTAGTTTGATACAATATTTTTAATAAAGCTACAGTTTCTTATTTTAAACTCATAAATAGCTGCATCTATAAATTCACAATTTACAAATTTGCATCGATCAAAAAGAAGGTCTTCAGTGCTAACGGGGTCTATAAAGTAAACCCTATCAAAAACACAATCTATAAAAGCGCAGTCAGCAAAGTTTGATTTATATATAACCAAAGACGAGAAAGTACAATTTTCAAATGTTGTTCTTTGCAAGTTAACCGCGATCAACCCATCTTCTACAAAATCAGAATTGCTAATAACTTTATCTAAAAACACGTTAAAACTCCTGTAATTTATTTAAGCTCTAATCAACCTAATCAGAGCCAAAACGTTTTCTTATAGCGACATTAATTTCCTTGTGGCTTGCTTTTAACTTTCCGTCCGTAAGCTTCTCATACTTACATTGTCGGACGTAGGGTATATACCCAATCTTTCCCCAATAAGTAAAGCACGCTCTGGAAACATGCAGCGCCGCACAAGCGGCAGACTGCGTTTTATAATACTTAAGTAATTGGTTTATCGTCATCTCTAGAGCCCTCTTTATCTTCTTCAACTTCCCCAGAGCAAAGTTCTACTTTCGGATATTTGTTATTAAAGTTAATTAAAACGCTAACTAAGTCGGTCGCAGCAACCGAAAAACGGCACACATGCAAGCGCTGCTCTTCATCGATACTTTCATTATCAATTTTATCTTTTAAATCTAATGACAAGGCTGATAAAACGTCAAGACGCTCTTTAGTTTGTTTAATTAATTCTAAAAAGTCGTTTGCTTTCTCTTTAACATCCATAGAACTGCTCCTTTATTTAATTGTTATTTTATAATTTATTAGACGATGCTAGAACGGTATATCATCATCAACCATAGAATCAGCCTGATTGCTCATTTTCTGATAAGCTTCAATCGGCATTGAATTTGACGCAATTAAAGGATTTTCAGCGGGCGCATTCTTTAAAACACCCTCTTTTGAAGTGAACTCCTCAGCGCTATGCACTTCACTTACCCAGTTCCCTTCTTTGCCTTGATAAAACCACTGTTGGATTTTAATACCCATAACTCTTCCTTTAAGCATAGCTAAATCGCTATTGCCCGGGGCATCCGAATGACTAAGCTTTAAATTGGCAATCTTATAAAGTCGAACAAGCATGTTAATAGCTCTATCCCTGGCTTTCCCTGACTGCTCAAATACTTTTATTTTTTGAGTGACAAATATACCTTTAAACTTGGTATCGATAAGCTGCCACCTGACTTCAACGTACTTATTGTCACCCCATATTTTTATCTCACATGCGGTTATTTTTGCTTTTGCGAAAGTATTATCAAACACTGTTAAAATAACTGAAGCATTGGAATCCTCTTCACTTCCGGTCGGGCTACTTCCATCGGACAAACTATAAAAACTCATTCTTGTAACTCCTCAACATCATCATTATAAAAATTATTTAACGCTTCTTTAACTAAAATTAAATCATTATCAATAACTGCATCATCAAACATGCCCATCGGGCTTTTAGCTAAATGCCTTCCATCATGCGCCGTTAGAAAGCTATGGCCGCTATCAGAAACCAGGCAGTGCAACACGGTAGTAAACATACCCTCTATTGATATCTTGTCATTAAGCATTTTACCGATAGTTTTACACCTAACCTTTCCGAACTCATCGGTTTCACTATGAGATAACACAAAACAATCTAAGTCGTCTCTAGTATTTTGAAGCTCATTAATTGTAAGCCAGCCATGCTGCGCTATTTCTGAGAACTTAGTGAATCCCACTTCCCCAGCGCGTCTAATAAATTCATTAGCAAGTATATATTGCCAATCATCAATAATGAGAGTCTTAAACTGCGAGCGCTTATTAACCGCTTTAATGCATTTGACAATATGGTCGTAATTATCACTAGCAAAGAGATTCCCTTCGCCTTTTTTTTGACTGTAAACCTTATTAGCTCCTCGAAAGGGTAGACCTTTGCCAAAAACATTAATAATAAAAGTCTCGTTAGGGTCTAAATTCCTAATTGAAGTACTTTTACCAGAACCTGGTTCGCCAATAATTAAAATCGGATTTCCCATATTAGCCCCCGTAATTGATTGATATTGATTTGCTTCGCTCACTTTTAATTAAGAACTCGCTCGCTATTTCGCAAAGCTCACTATTTATTAAAAGAGTTTCAGCCATTTTTGAATTAACTTTGTACTTAGTAATCTCGGTAACAGGGTTGCAGTCGTCGGGAATTAAATCACAAAAATCATTATATTTTTTTTCGTCAACCCTGAACTCAAGAGGATATACAACCTTAAGTTTCTTATCTAAGATATCAAACGTTTTGGACTTGCCTTCTTTAGCACACCGAAAGCTAGTAATTTTATCGACAAGCGCTTTTTTTTGAATTTGAAGGTCATTTAAAAGTGTGACAACAGATTCAAACTCACCCAGTAATTCATAAATTTCTTGCTCTTCAGTAACGCTATTCTTATCAGTCATAATATTATCTCTGCCGTTGATTAAGTTAAAGCAAGTATAGCATGATAATTTATTATGTAAAGATTTATCTAAACAAATGTAAAAATAATTATGAAGTTATTAGAAGTTGATAGCTGCATCTTTCTCGCTTTCTTTGTTTTGTTTAGTGAGCATGTAATTTGGAATTGATAGTGTGTTGAATCCGTAGGAGGGCCAAGCGTCATTTTTTTTACAATTACTTATCTCTAAGTAAATACCTTTAAGCTCATTACAAACTTTTTTGATAGTATCGCTTGATATTTCATAGATAGCTGTAGCGAAAGGGGCGGTGTTCTCGACTGCAATAATCATAAAATGCGTCATCTCTTTTCCCGTGCTTTCAAGTGCAAGGCTTGCTGTTGCTGCTTGATGAAAATACCCAAAATCGATGCATGAGCGCTGAAACTTGTGTTGGCTTGCGTCTTTAGTTGTCTTTAAGTCAACAACCATGACCTTGTTGTCGCCGTCGTCTTTCATCGCGTCGGGTCTCGATTTAAGTTCTAGGCCTGATTTGTCATTGCGCCAGAAAATTGAAGGTTCAATTAAGCACCCTTCAAGCAGCTCGCAAGCGTACGAATTGCTTTTTACTGCCGTACGCATCTCGTAAGCTGTTTTTGCTGTCTCTTCATTGATTGATACCATTCCTTTACTACTTGCAAGCATGTCGTTGTAGTCAATCTTTCCTTTCTTAGTTCTTTTATCTATTTTTTTGTAAAAGAAATATTCTTTTTCGACAAGATGAGGTTCTAGAATTAAAGAGTGCACAAGAGAGCCCAGGTTCATTGCTTCAGTTTCTTTGAAAGGGGTTAGATGTCTATTGTTGAAATGATAGGGTGACTTTATGAATTTCATTATGTCGCTTCGAGATAGCGCAGATGATGCGTGATAAGTGTAGTTACTTATATCTTTGTATAGTCCCGGCTTAATCATTTAATAAATCCTTTAAATAATAAGCTAAGAATTAAATCACACATGGGCTAGATGAGCATTAATAAAAATCTTGGCAGAGTAAATATTATGCTGACAGCCCATTTTATAATTTAATATATGTGTAATCTTTTTTTATCACAGATTGTTAAAAAGAAATTGAGGCGAATCAAAACAAAAAAAACAATCTAATGTAATTGTACCATGTTTATTTTTTTAATACATAAGTAAGAAAGTTATTAATTTTAATCGAGGTGTTGATCGAAGATATAGTATGTAGTACCTTGGCGTCTTGCCGCAAGCTCTAACTTACGGCTGACTCTCTTGATTACCAGCATTGTGATAATGCCACTAGTCCTAGACGGACTGAAAATGTAATCAAGATTTAAACCTTACGATGTACAAGCATCTAAGGGTGTGACCGACATGATTCTAAGTCATGAAAGTGAGCATATTATCTCTCTTTCTTTCTTATCATGCAAGTCTAATCCTTAGGCAGGTGCATCTTTTTATGCAACGTAACGATAAAAGGAAAGAAAATGAATACTGAACAAAACTTAAAAGAGAAGTTAGAAGATGAAGCGGTTTCTATTTTAATAGATTTGCATATGGCAGTTGGTGTTGATCAAATCATTGCAGTAGCATGCAGATTAATGTACCCGACCCCCATAGATGATATCCCAAAGCTTTTATATTCTGATAAAACTATAGGTCAACTAATTGACAGCAAGCCCAAGACTAAAACATTTAAAATAAGTCCTGAATACTTAAGTTTTTTTGCTAAAAATTGGAAATTAGGGCCTCAAAAACCGAAAATAGACCATATGCCTCTGTGTCGTTCGTTAAGGCTTGATGATTATTTGATTTCTTATTGTCATGATAATGATTGCCAAAATTTAATTAATAACAAAAACACATTGGCAATACTTAATAGCAGGTCACAACTAATACAGAAAATAATAAGAGCTAAAAACAGCGCTTTAGAATCTTTGACTAAAGATGCGCACTTACTGATAAAGGATTTGATTGACAGTAAAGAAATTATTTAACTATTAAAAATCATTCCCTAGGTGAGCTTTACTTGGGGTCTGTCATGCGCACATAAATATAAATAAAATAATTAAAAAAGGCTATAAAAATGAAAAACGAAAGAACTCTCCTTTAGAATATGGAACACCTTTGCTTTCAGATACTGATTGATTTAGAAAATGTAGAAATCGACACTCCTGAAATGATTATTATCGCTTGCCGATTAACGTATCCAACTCCTTTGGATAAAATAAAGCCGTGTTTAAGTTCCAATATGTCGATTGGTGACTTTATTAATAATAAAAAAGTTCCTAAAAATTCAGAAATAAACGAGCAATACATGGAGTATTTTTATCGAATTTGGAAAGAAGTAAAAGACGCCACCCCACCAAGCAAGTCAGACCTAACAACTGAAGAAGTTAAAGATGTAATTAATAAAGAAATTGAAAATATTGATAAGCAGTTTCAAGAGCTTGTTAAAGCTGGTCTAGCAGTCGACCCTAGTCTTTAGTCTTACATAAATAAAAAAGGTTATAAAATGAAAACAGAAATGCCTCTTTATATTTTAAAAGATAAAAACCTAACATCTGACCACTTCAGATTATATGTATATATTGCATGGTTACCAAAGATTAGCATTGAGCTTTATGGTGGATGCATGGATTTTGTTTGTAATGAAATGGAAGTCACTAAGGAATATATTAACTCACTAATACATTACCTGATAGATAAACAATATATTAAAAATGCGATAGTAAATGGTGATAGAAAACTTTTTGACGCCTTATGGGTTGTTTCAACGCCTGAGAATGAAATTAAAAAAGAAATTAATATAGGAAAAATAATAGATACTAGATTTTGTAGAATTAAAAAAGCTAAAGATAATTGTAACGTCTATCCGATAAAGACTGTAATAGAAACAGTATGTTAACTTTGTTTGTAGTACAATAAAAACAAACCCGCATCAGACCTATAAAATCTGATGCGGGGATCTAATCCCTGATGTGCCCCACATAACATGGTGCACATTATAAGCCCATACTAATAGCTACGCAAGTGTTATTACGAATATAATGGAAATAGTTTAATGAGCACAGAAACAGAAATTTTATATAATCCAAAATCACATGCCCCGGCAGCTTATATCCCATCATGGTTGATTCAAATTCCTAACAATGAGTTATCATTCTCTTTAAAAATTCTTTACGGTCGACTCGCTCAGTGGAGCACTATAAACGGAACGGTCCATAGATCGGCAGCCCAACTAGGCGAAGAGTTAGGGTGCTCCCCCCGAACAGTGCAAGACAATATCGATAAACTTAAAAAAATCAAACTAATTAAAACTTATCAAAATAAAAAAAGCGGTGTTAATCATTATCAATTTTTAAGTCATGAGTTTATGGGTAGAAAGCTAGTTGACTGTTTAAATCCAGATGGGAAGCCGTCAAGGGGGAAGGGAAAGAAAAAGGGAAAAGAAATACATTCTGATGATTTATCAACCTCAAGAGCTGATAACCGTTACGGTAATGACCGTATACCCGTTACGGTCTCCACCGTATACCCGTTACGGTCAGGACCGGAACCTAAAGTAAAAGAAGTAAAAAGAAGTACAAATATATATATAGATTCAAAATCCCCTTCGGAGATTATTGAAAAAAAAATAAAAAAAGATTTTGAAAACGATACACTTTCACTCTACGATTCAGAGCCATCTGCCCCAGCTATTATCAAAGAATCCTCAACCCCCAAAACTCAGAAACCTGCCAAGAAAACAAAAACAAAAACAAAAAAACAAAAACAAATCGATTTATTTAAAGCAAACAATCCACATAATATCTCTGATGAGGTTATTGAGAAGTGGATTGAGCCAAGAATAGAGAGAGGAATAGCGCTACCGCTCGGGGTTATAGAAGGGTTGAACAGAAAGTTAAACAGTTGCGTTGATGAAGGCCTTGGGGCAGCTGAATCCTTGATAGATGCTATTGAGTCGGGCTGGAAAGGGTTTGAAATGCAATGGGTAAAGAATCTACGAGCAAAAAGAGCTAGTCCAGATGAACAGAAAACTAAAGAAGCAGACGAAGCTTACATTAAACGACACACATGCACAGAATGGGCTAATTAATGAAAAAATTTAATGAATGCATGACTCCAAAAAAAAATAATAGGAATGAAGTTGATTTATATCAAGAAGCTCCAATTGATGATCAGTCGATCAAAATAATAAATCATATCTTTATGCGCTTTGAATCTTTCATTCCTTCTATGAAGTACACACACGATTCAGCTGTATCGCTTGGCAACATTAAAAAAGAATTTATTTATGAGCTTAGATCAAAAAATGTAAATGAAATGAATATCATCAATGTCGCTATTGAAAAAATCAGGGGCAGCGGGGTTAGATTCATCCCAACGCCCGGTGAATTTATTAACTTTTGTAAACAAGATCCTAAATCTTTAGGACTTCCTTCTCACTCAGACGCATACGATGAGGCTTTAAGGCGCTCTAGACCCTATACATCAAACGAAAAGTGGTCTCATGCAGTAGTTTATAATGCATATAAAATAACGTCCTCAGCGGCTCTACAGAGGCAGGGAAACTATATCGAGGAAAGAAAGGTTAAAGAGTTATTTTTTTCTAACTACGATTTAATTATTAAATCTTTTTTAAATGATGAAGAATTAGATAGTGTTCCGATTTTAATTGAAAATACGTTCGATTCAAATACTGAAGTAACAAGCGCAGGAGTTAGTGCGTTAAGTGCTTTAAGAAAAATGGTCTGCTAGACGTTGTAAATGATGAATCACTAGATACCTTGATAATTTCTCAGTATCTAGTGATTGTTTGATAGTTTAAAACGGGGCTGCTAATTGCTCTCTTAGTGATTGCAGTGATTCAATAGCATCAAGATCGTGATAAGTACAAAATTCTTTGCTTATTATTGAGTTTAAAAATCCTTGTTTTACTTTTTTGTAAACACGTTCATCAGTAATTAACGCTTCTTCTAAGTATTCTAGTGTTTCCAGAAATACGTTTAATGCTGTTTCTGTTGCAATATCCATTGAGCGTCCTTTTTTTATTAAATTAATTATTTTGCATTTATATCTCTTCATTGTTCATTTTGTGTTTCTTTATGCTCGCATGTAATTCATGCTAATTCTTCGCCTTCTTTTATAAGCTGTATTGCTTTTTCTATTGCTTCATCAATGCAGCATTCGCTATCAACGTCTATATGTCTAGTTAAATCAATCGGTGACGTATTTAATAATTCATCAAGTGATATATAGTCGCAAAATAAATGATTTAATCTTGAGTTGTATACTGTTTGTTCATATGCAAGCTAATCGTAGGATGCTCGTTATAGTAGATTTCCCCGTCTATTTTTACCCACTCACCTATCTGTATCATTCTTTCAATATAATTCAATTTTGCTAGCTTGTAGCGACTCCAATCGATATCTTTTAATACATCAGAAGCTAAATACTCACCGCCCTCAATTTTAATCATGTTATTTGACTCATTTAGCATAGATTCAAAGCGCTCTTCTACTTCATCGTCATCAATTAAATTGTCTTCTTTATGTATATCGATAGCTCTTTCAATTGCTTCGTCTATGTCGCACTCTTCTTGATCTAATTCAGATACATCTAAATCAACTAGGAAAGAAGGTTTTTCTTCTATCAAATGCTTTAATGACCAGCTTTCTACTAAGTAATCTTTTAATAATTCAGTTGTATACATTTTTAAAACCTTAATGTTGTTAATAATATTTATTTATTTATTTATCGTCATCATGATTTTTCTCGCACTTTTGAACTTCTTCTATAGATTTAAATTTTTTATCGCATACTGCGCATAAGAAAAATATTTCATCGTCATTAATATAACTGTATTCACTTTCCTGACATTCGTTGATAAGTGTGTTTATATCTCTAAGTTCTTCTACTGTTTCGATAAATGTAGCGTTAAATTCATCGTGTAAATACTTCAATTCTTCTACACCTATATCGTCCTCAGACATATTTGATATTTCAAAAATAAAGCTATCTCCGTCTTCTAGAGTTAGCTCATTTTTTGGTAAGCTAAAATCATTGTGATAGAACGTGTTTCCTGTGCTGTAATTTGCACAAAACTTTTTATCGCCGATTATTAAATCTTTAAACACTGCTAAATGATGAAATGTGTAATTAGAAACGTTATTGCTTTCTATGTATTCTGAACCTGCGTAGTTATAATCAGAGCATTTTAATTCAATATTTTTCATGTTATTAATCCTGTTTGTTATGTAGTCTGTCTCGATTTGATAAAGCTATTGTATGATTTAATTCATACATAGTCAACAGTTTATTTAAATAAATTTATACATGTATTTTATAGTGATTTATTTTGAAGTTAATACTTACATATTAATAAAGCAGTAAGTTTATGACTGTCTCATGTTTGCTTGCGTACTATATATATAGAATTCTCGAGTTGTTAACGTGGTTTTCAACATATTTTGTTAGTAACTTATCTTTGTTACATTTTTTAATGTTTAATTTATACTTTACAATTAATTCACTTGTGTTATTATACTTACGACAACAAATATTACATAGAGAGAATAAAATGGCAGAGTTAATTAGTGTTGATAGTGTTGATATTGAACGTATCTTAGAAAGTATTGATAGTGATAATGTGCATACTTGTAGTGTGTGCGATTCAGAGTACAAAGAAGCATTTTCTGGCTGTGAAAAGTGTGGGAACTTTTAGATAATAGAATTAGTCGTCTATTGATCATATAATCGTTGTTTTATATGAAAAGGATTGATTATGTACTGTCCTAGATGCGCCGGAAGAAAAAACATTTTTAAGGTCAATGGATGCTATAGTTTAGCAGACACCGGGGGCGTTAAAGTTACTTGCCCAATGTGTTTGGGCGAGGGCAAGGTAACGCGTTCAAAAGTTGTTGAAGCGTCAAAAGATAAGGCTGTTAAATCAAAGCGGAAAGCGAAAGTGAAAGACAAAAAGGAATTAATCGATGACTGATATAACTGTTGAAGATGAAAAAGAAAAACCAAAAAAAAGGCGAGTTGCTAAGAAGTTAACAAAAAAAGACTTCGAAGAATTGAAAAATTTTAAAGAGGGCAAGAAAGATAAGAATGGCAAATGCGCGCACGGAAGGCCCGCGATTTATACTGACGAACTTGCTGAATACGTATGTATGAAAGTAGCAACAAATGATTGCGGTATCGAGAGAATAATTAATCTTTACCCCAAAATGCCCAGCAAAGAAACGATTTATCGGTGGCGATATAACGATGCGCGTTTTAGGGTCAAGTACGCAGCTGCAAAGGCCGCCCAGGCTGACTTGTTGGCAGAACAGATACTTACCATATCCGACGATCAGCGCGATGATATCAAAATAAGTGGAGACGGCACAGAGGTAATTAACTCAGAATTTGTACAGCGCTCAAGACTTCGAGTTGACACAAGAAAATGGCTGGCTGGCAAATTAATGCCCAAATTATACGGTGACTCTAAACAACTAGAATCGCTTACAAGTGAGAACGATTACTTAAAAAAAGAGCTTCAAGAACTTAGAGATAAACTTGCTGCTAAACATGAAAAAGAATACTGAAAAAGGATTAAGCGTTTAATGTTAAGATTTAAAAATAGAATTCTATCTAGAACAAAAAGAAACAAAATGAAGAATAAAGAAGTAATCAGCAAAGAAGAAGTAAAGCATTTTATGTCTGAATCTGAACTTGTGAGAGAGCTTGTAAATGAATATAAAAGAATTATTGAAGAAGAAAAAGCTTGTTAACTATTTACTAATTACTTTTATATCTCTTTCGTTATCTGCTTGCAATGAAGAGAAGAAAGCGACGGCAGTCACGCCTTTACTGCCTGCATCCGCTGCCACTTCAGAATCAACCCCCACTCCTTCAAGTTCAGGTCAAAATGGTCTATTATCGCACTTAGTATCAGGGGCGGCTGGTGGAGTCGCGGCCGGGGCTGCTTCTGCTGCTACTTCTCACGCAATACAATCATTTAAAGACAAACGCGAAAGAAAAAAAGGATTATTAAGTGCAAATAGATTTCGACAAAGAAGAAGAAGCCGCTAAATTAAAGGGTAGTTTGAGCTATTTTAATAAGTTCTTCTTAGAACATATAAAACAAATTAATTACATTGAGTCTAAACCTGCGTGTCGCGAGTCTCATCAAGTTACTATCTGCAAAGAGCTCACACAAATAACAAGAATGAAACACACAAAAAGCAATCTTTTAATCAATGTTCAACCTGGATCGGGTAAGACTTTGCACGTTTGTATGTGGATTGCATGGTGCATCGCACAATATCCAAAATCTAACTTTATTTACGTGTCATATTCTAAGACGCTAGCAGCTGCTAATACTTCTTTTGTTAAACAGATTATTAGTTCAGACATGTTTAGCTATCTTTTTGACGTTAGTGTATCGAGAGAAACAAGAGCAAAAGACTATTTCAAAACAACGGCCGGGGGCGAGATTGCTGCATTCGGCTCAGCGGGTGCAATAACTGGACGTAATGCTGGATTACCGTACAGTGATGAGTTTTCAGGTGCTGTGGTTTTGGATGATATGCATAAGCCGGACGAAGCTCACTCTGATACTATTCGCGCAAGAGTTATAAAAAACTACGAAGAAACGATTAGGCAGAGGCCGCGCGGCAAGAACGTGCCAATTATTTTTATCGGGCAAAGAGTTCACGAGGATGATTTGGCAGCTTACGTTTTAAGCGGTAAAGACGTAAAGCCGTGGCGCAGAGTAATATTAAAATCTATAGATGATGCAGGAAACGCGCTGTATCCTGAAGTTCACGATGAAGAATATTTAAAAAAGCTACAAGATAAGTCTCCGTATGTTTTCAGCTCGCAATATCAGCAAGACCCCTTGCCTGCGGGGGGCGGATTATTCAAAAAAGATTGGTTTATTTGCCTTGATTTTGAGCCTGAAATTCTAAGCACATTCATAACAGCTGATACAGCTGAGACAGCAAAAAGCTATAATGACGCGACCGTTTTTAGTTTCTGGGGTATCTATGAGATTGAAAGTTTCGGTAAAAAAACAGGTGAATTAGGGCTGCATTGGCTTGATTGTCACGAGTGCAGGATTGAGCCAAAGGACTTGAAAGACGAGTTTATAGACTTTTATCAAGAGTGCATGCGTCATAAAGTAGCGCCGAAAATCGCAGCTATTGAAAGAAAGTCGACGGGTGTTACGCTTGTCAGTATATTGCAAAGCGAAGTGAGGGGTATTCAAATAAGAAACATTGAACGCTCAAGAGCAAGCGGAAGTAAGACAGATAGATTTTTGCAAATACAGCCATTTATCGCATCTAAGCAATTATCGTTTACAGATACAGCAAAGCATAAAGATATGTGCATTAATCACATGTCTAAAATAACAAGCAACAACACGCATAGACATGATGATATCTGTTTTGTATCTGGAACAAAGATATCTACGACAATCGGGCATGTAAACATAGAAGATATAAATATTAATCATAAAATAATAACACCTTTTGGTATTGGGTCGGTCACAGCTTGCGGTAGTACCGGATTTAAAAAAACAATATCAAATATAGGGTTAGAGGGAACGGGAAATCATCCGGTTTTTTCTGATTGCAATTTTTATCCGTTGGATACTATGACAGATGAATGTAAAATAAGTTCATTTTGTTTTACGGAGTTATTTGAATGGAAGTACAAGAAATTATTGAGTTCAATGGAGTCTCGTATCGACTCATGGGGGCGAGACGCTATTATCTTAGTCAGTCAAAAACGAACAAAGGAAGGAGAGGCGCTAAAGGGTTGCATGTCGCGGTTTTTGAGTTTTATAGCGGGCAAGAAGTTCCGGACGGTTTTATTGTTCATCATAAAGATCATAATTATTTTAATAACGACTATAAAAATCTTGAGTGTGTTTCGCGTAGCCAACATATTAAATATCATGAGAAAGATAGGGCTAAATGGGTTGGTAGTGACGCGAATAAAGAGCAGCTTAAGAAAATTAATCACCTGGCTAAAGCCTGGCACAAAAGCGATGAAGGGAAAGAGTGGCATAAAGATAATGCCAAAACAAGCCTCAACAAAATTAGATCATTTAAATGCAGGGTTTGTGGAGATGAGTTTGAGGCAAGATCTGCTTCCGCAGTATATTGCACCAGAGAGTGCCACAATATTGAATATGCAAAAAGAGCCCGAGAAAAACGCGCTTTTAAAAGAGGTGTTCAATCTGACAGTTGAACCGTTTGGGGTATATTACGCAAATAACACACTTGTTTCTAACTGCGATACAGCTGCAGATGCCATAAAAATGGCTCTTATTGATAAAACAATATACCAAATTGAACAAGATGACACGAAAGACAAGCGGGTAATGTTAGGACTAGCGGCATCAATGAATCGAAGAATCGGAGCAAGATTTTAATGGAAATTTCAAAAAAACATAAAGATAGACTTTCAGATTTAAAAGCAAATGTTGAACAGTGGAACGAGTACTTTAAAAGCAATATAGATAGATATAAAGAATATATTCGCTTTGTATTTTATGAAACTTTAACTGACGAGGATAGGGGTGTATTAGCGAGCCTAGGCAAACCTGATTTAGAATTTAATATTTTAGAAGCGTATATATCAAGATTACGCGGAGAGTTCGCAAAACAGCAACCGGGAATGCAGGTTAGAGCTGCGGATGGCTTACCAATTTCGATGTTAACGCCCGAGTTCACTAGAATGCTTGAGGTTGTTGAGTCTCATTTACGTGCGTTATTTTTTGACGCTGAGAACGATAAACTGCAATACAATATCTATTCTGATTTGTTAGCGGGCGGGTTTAGTGTGATGGAAGTATATACAGACTACGTAAACGAGATGTCATTCGATCAAAACATTTACGTTGACAGAGTATTTGACCCAACACTAACCGGCTTCGACCCGCTTGCTAGAGAATCGCACAAGGGTGATGGGAAGTTTTGCTTTCAACTATACCCAAAAACAAAAGACGAATTCGAAAATGAGTACGGTTCTAATTTATGTGAATCAATGAAGTTTTCAAAAGAGCTATCAGGATTTGGGTGGTCATATAAGAACGAAAAGCAAGATATCGTTTTAATTTGTGATTACTACGAAAAACAATACAAGAAAAATAAGATTGTTAAGTTAGCTAATGGTCAGACTGTATCAAAAAATGAGTATTTAAAAGCAATTGAAGAATGGGAAGAAATGGGAAGGCTAGAGCAGCCGCCAATTATTATTGATGAACGCTCATCATATACTTTAGAAATTGTGCGTTATCGTTTTTGTGAAAATGAAATGCTAGATTGCACTAAGACAAATTACTCTAAGTTGCCGCTTGTTTTTGTTGACGGTAATAGTGTGATGATGTCAGTGGGTGATACTCAACAACAAGTTACTAGACCCTACGTTTACAATGCAAAAGGTATTCAAAAACTTAAAAACTTTGCAGGGCAAACGCTAGCAGCCGAGCTTGAAAACATGGTTCAGCATAAGTTTGTTGTAGCGCTTGAGTCGATTCCGGAAAGTTATCAAGACGCTTATGAAAACGTTCAGAAAGCTGACACGCTTGTTTATAATCACTTCTTAGATAAAAAGTCTCCAGAGATTATCTTGCCACCGCCGCGCGAGGTTCAAAGAACGCCGATTCCGCCGGAAGTTACAAATACATTCAAGATTTCAGATGAGATGAGCCAAACAATCCTGGGCTCTTATGATGCGGCATTGGGAATTAATAATAATCAATTATCCGGAACAGCGATACAAAGCGGCGCAATGATGTCAAACACTGCATCGGTTCCATACGTCGTTGGATACACGAAAGGTCTTAATCGCGTTGCGCAAATATATGTTGATTTATTACCTAAGTTTTATAGGACGCCTCGCTCACTGCCTATTTTATTGCCAACTGGCAAGCGCGGCTATGAAGTAATTAATAAGCCTGGGCACTTGTATTTCAACTACGATTCTAAAGATATGCTTGTAAAAGTAGAAACAGGCGTTAACTTTTCAATGCAAAAAGATATGGCGCTTAAAACAGTCATATCAATGATGCAAGCAAGCGAGAATTTCGCGCAGTTTATCAACGCAAAAGGCATGCCGTTCTTGCTTGATAACATTGAAATTCGAGGAATTGAAGACTTAAAAGAAAAAGCTGTCGAGTATGAAGCTGAGCAAAAACAAAAACAAGAGAAAGATCAAGAGCAGCAACAGCAAGTGCAGCAAGCAGCAATGCAGATGCAGATGGCTCAAGGTCAAGCTACTACGCAGTTGTATCAAGCGGATGCTCAAAAAGCAATGAAAGAGTCGCAGGGACCGAGTAAGTCAGAAATTGACATGGCCAGACTGCAAGTAGACGCACAAAGATATAAAGCGGATGAAGCGTTAAAAGAGCAGAAAATACAAAACGACTTTATCGAAACTATATCAAAAGTTCGTGATTCTGGAGTTGATAACGAGCTGAAAAAAGAGCGTATAGCCGCTGAAAATTCCAGAACTCAGGTCGAGATGATGGAGACTGCGCATAGAATGCAAAGCGTTAATCTTGAAAAAAGCGAAGATAATTAAGCATTTCTAAAATTATGTCCTATACTTAACTTGAGCAATTAAAAAAGGGGTTAAGTATGAGACATTCACAGTTTTTTACTAACGTTAAACACACTCTGGATAGTATCGCGATATTAATTCTATCGAATCCAGGCCTTTCTCTTTTAAAGCCTTTGCAACCTATTATTATTGACGCGCTAGATTTAATTATCGATGCTATCGACTCACTTATTAATGGTGACAATAGAAACACATGGTCGCCTTTCTAACGCTTCAATTAATCAATAAGCACTATAGTAAATATATTTGTATTATAAACGATAAGATAGTTATAATTAAAGCCGAAACATTACCGAGAAATTTCGGGCAAATACGTACTAAAACGGAAATTATAGCGTTTTACTAAACGACATTAGGCAACTTACGGTCACGCGGAAATAGTGGAGGGAAGCAATGAGTGAAGAGAATTTGGAAGCGGTAGCACAAGAGCCTGCTCAAGAAGCTGTTGAAAAAATGTTATCGCAAAGTGAAGTCAATACACTAGTAGGACGGACTCGGGCAGAGTCAGCGGAGCGAGCCAAAAAGCAAGCAGAAGCTGAGTTTGAAAAACGTATTGCAGAAATGCAAAAAAGTGATTACCCGAATCAGGCCGCAGAAATAGATCAAGACGCATTGTTTCAGCAAATGCAAGAACGTTTCAATCAAGAAGCACAACAAAAAGCGCTTGAAGATGAAATGCGCGGCATAGCTGAATCTTACTCGTCTAACATGAGCAAAGGCGCTGAGGCATATGAGGATTTCGGGGATGTTATGAAGGATTTTAATCCTGCCGACTTTCCGCAACTTGTATACTTAGTCGCTAAAATGGATAACGCATCCGATATTATGTATGAGTTATCAAAAAATGGATCTAAGCTAGCTAATGTTGACTACTTGTCTAAAATCTCACCCGCGCAAGCTAAAAAGGAACTTGAACGCATTGGGGGAAGTATTGCAGCAAACAAAAATGCAATGCAAGAATCCCAAGGCCAAGGAACTGAAGCGCCGCTTGATAGAATGCAACCCTCTCGAATATCTGGTAACAATGGCCAAATGTCTATTCGAGATTACCGCAGTCAACCCTGGTTGAAAGCTTAGTCTTTTTGGGTTGTTAATCTTTTTACAAGATAGCAGCCCATTAGTATTTGGCATTGTTTTGTTTAGCTATTTTTGGAGCAAATTCAATGACTAACATCTTACAAGCAGTTCAAACATACAATGAATCAGGTTTGGCACTATTATTAAATAGCCAGCCATTTATCGGCACATGTAACATGAAGTTTAAAGACTTCGACAAAGTTGAGAAAAACTTAGGCTCATCCATTCTTTTAGATCAACCGAGCAGATTCACTTCCGCTAGCGGCTTAGTAGCCAGCTTTCAAGCTGTAGAAGATAGAAGCTTAAGCTTAACTGTAGACCAAGCAGCAAACGTTTCTTACGAGTTTAGCGCTCAAGAATTCATCTTTAATGCTGAGCAATTCATGGGTAAATATGGCCGTGACGCAATTGCAGAGCTAGGAACTAAGATTGAATCTAACGTGGCTGAAGTTTGCGAAACTACGCCTTATCGTTTTTATGGCGATGGCACAACCGCTTTCACAACTTACACTCAGCTAGCTAATGCACTTGCTTTCTTTAGAGATTTTGGCGCTACAAAGATGGATACAAAAGCATTTTTAGATAACATCACTGTGCCAAGCATTGTTAACAGCGGCTTAAGTCAGTTCGCTACTGACCGCGGTAATCGTGAAGCAATGAGCTGGGAAATCGGCGACTTTTCAAGATGCCAATGGTTTGAATCAAATTTATTGCCTGTTCATACAGCTGGAACAGAAGGTAATGCAGCAACTGTTTTAACTGTTGTATCAACAACAACTAATTCTAACGGCGCGGTAACTGCGATTGTATTTAGCGGGGCAGATTCTGCAAGTGATGCGGACTCAGTTAAGAAATACGATAGCTTCCAGTTCAGTGACGGCGTTTCAGGTCAAACAAACGTACGCTTCATGTCCTTTATCGGTCATAAAGAAACACAATCGCCGGTTCAGTTCTCAGCTACCGCGGACGCAGCATCAACAGGCGCTAGCCAAGTAACTGTAACAGTTAATCCGCCCCTACAAGTCACCGCTGGTTCAGATCAAAACATTAGCACAACTATCGTACCCGGTATGCAGTGTACTGTTTTACCAACTCACCGATGTGGTTTAATTATGTCTGGCAGCCCGCTTTTCATGGCTATGCCAAGACTACCTGAGCCAAGACCTTTCGATAGCAAAATCTCTTCTGACCCAGACAGTGGCGCATCAATGCGTACTTATTTCGGTTCTTTGTTCGGCCAAAACCAACAAGGTATTGTTCATGACTGCATATGGGGAAAACAGCTTGCTGAAGATTATTGCATGAAATTAATAATCCCTGTTTAGCATTACTAGATCTTGATATTACCACCTCGTTTGGGGTGGTATCTTAGAAATAATTAGTTCAGGAGAACTTTATGTCATCTTTAACACCTATTGTTAATGCCGGTTTATCTTATGTAAACGGTTTAGAATTATCTCGTACAGACGATGCTTATCTTGCGGTTGCCGTTGGTGCAGCTCGTGACTCAAGCAATGTGAATGATATTGTTATTGATTCAGCTTTAGCTATCAATGGCGGCTCTGTTGGTGCAAACGGTGTTGATTTAGCTGTTTTAGCTAATAGCTCAATGTATGCCGTTTATGTTATTGCAGACTCAACAAAATACAATGACGCAGCTGGCTTATTGTCATTAGCTACTAACGAAACGCCTTACCTTCCTGCCGGTTACGATGTTTATCGTAGAATTGGCTGGGCTTTAACTGACGGAACCGCTGATTTATTAGCTTTTGTTCAGTTCGGCACAAACGAGCATCGTTCATATTACTATGATGTTGCTATTTCCGAGCTAGCCGCTGGTGCCTCTGCTACTTATGCCGCTGTTGATTTAGCAACAAGTGTACCGCCAATCGCTACTCGCGTTATGTTAGATGTGGCTTACACACCTGCTAGTGCAACAAACTTATTATCAATGATACCTGGCGCAAGTTCTGCAACTGCTGGAATCGTTAGATATGGTTATGGTGTTGCGGCGGCTCAGGTTGGCTCTGTTGTTATGCCTTGCGACTTAGTATCTTCAGTACCAACAATTCAATATAAAGTTGGAAATGCTTCGGATGCTGTTACTTTATTAGTAGCCGGGTTTGAGGATAATCTCTAGTGGCTTACACAGTCAATGAGTTGGTGTCTGGCGCGTTTTACGCGTCGGGCATTGTATCTCGCGAGTTTGAGACGGTTAGCGGCGCGCAATTAAGCGACGGGATCAACTGGTTGAACGAGGTCATTAATGAGAAAGTTGTCGATATGGATATGATTCCATACGAGACTACCGCATCACTTGATTTGATTGCAGGAACCGAAGAATACTTTATTACAGATTTAATTAAAATTGATACATTAACTTTTACAATTGATAGCGTAAGATTTCCCGTTCAAAAAATGGCAAGAGACCAATATTTCACCATGGTTCGGTCTAACAGCACAACCTCTCTTCCGGTTATGTATTATATGGAACGAGAGCTAGGCGGCGCTAGGCTATACGTATACTTTAATCCAAGTGAAGCTTATACGTGTGAAATAAAGGGTATTTATCGGTTAAGTGAAGTTGCTGAGGGTGATGATTTATCATTAACGCTTGATACTTTTTATACAACTTATTTACGTTACGCATTATCACAAAAAATTTGTGATGAATATGCAATGCAAGTGCCGGGCGGCGTTCAAGCTCAGCTAAACAAGTATCAAGCTTTAATCAGCAAGCGCTCTAGACCCTTAGATTTACATATAAGAAAGATTTCATCATTAGGCACTAATCGCAGCGGAAACTGGGCCTGGGCTAATCTCTTCACGGGCTATACGCCTTAGGGGCAATCATGGCAGAAGCAGAAATAAAAATAGTTGGCTCCTCGACGTTTGGGAGATACCCAACAATAAGCTTAGAAAAAACGTTAAACATGTTTATTTCAAACGACTGGCTTGTCTCTTATCCAGGTTTTAAAAACGTATTAGATTTCCGAGAGGGCGAGTTAGGACGAGGATTATTCCATAGTATCCGCGGCGGTTTCCTTGTTTATGTTGTCGGCTCTTCAGTTTACAAAATCACATCCGGACTAGGTAAAGTTAAAATTGGCACAATGAAATCCCGAGTTGGGGAGGTTTATATTGCTGAGAATCTATCAAGTCAAATATGTATCGTTGATGGCGTGGACGCATACATATATAACTGGAAGCTTCGTTCTCTTACTGCTCAGAACTTTAGCCAGCCACCTGGGTATGTCTCTTATCACAACAGTTTTTTCCTTATTACTTCAGATGAAAACGCATTAAATCCTCAGAATTGGTATGTTTACGAGTTAACAACTGGCGACGCAACAAGCATAACAAAGCTTGCGGACAACGTAGGTGGGACTTTTTCAATACAAACTAAGCCGGATATATGCTTGGCAGTTCACAGAATACCAGGGCGAGGTAATAATATTATTGCCATAGGTAGTTCGGTATCTGAGATTTATAGCATGGTTGGCGGAACGGAAAACTATAGACGAAATTCAGGGTTTAATATAAACAGCGGGTGTGTCAGTAAGTCAACGATTGCATACTCTGATAACGTAGTTTGCTGGCTCGGTAAAAATGAAAGCAACGCGCCTATCATTATGTTTACAGATGGGTCTCAGGTTGAGCAGCTTTCTACCGATGGAATCAACTATTTATTACAAGAAATAACAACCCCGTTAGAATCAACGGCTTTCTTCTTCAAGCAAGATGGGCACCTGTTTTATCAGCTGACTTTTTACAATGAAAATGACAACATCTCGTTAATTTATGACTTTATGACTAAGATGTTTTTCCATGTGTCAGATTATAAGTCAAATTTTCACCCCGCAAGGCAAGTAGTTTACTTTGAAGAAAAGAGTTATTTCGCGTCGATTTCCGATGGTTCAGTCTATGAGATGAGTTCCGACATAATAGATCAGGTAAATATTGTCGGTGACTCAGAGGGTGAAATTTTACCAAGAGTCAGAATCTGCAACACCATTCGGCAACCCTCTACCGCCCCCTTTCGCGTTAACTATTTCACGTTCGCAATGGAGCAAGGCGTTAATACTTACCCGCTTACAGATGTTGACGAAACTTCATGCACTGACGTACTTATCGGGGAAGACGGGTTTCTTTTAATATCTGAGGGTAGCGTTCAATTGCAGGGAGAGGATGGCGTATGCGGGTTAAATCCTAACCGGCCGTGCGTTGATATGGCTATAAGTAAAAATGGCGCTATATCGTTTAGTAACAGCGTGAGGAGATACCTTAACGCTGAGGGTCAGTATAGAAATATAATTAACTGGCATCGACTTGGGTTTGCGAACCAATTTACTATTGAGCTGCGCTTTGTGGGTCTTCAAAGATTTGTAGTAAACAACGGATTAGTGGAGATCGCATAATGTCTATTCCTTTAACGCCTGTTTTTTATGATATGAAGTACGTTGAAAGTGATGGCAGCCTGACATCTCAAGCAATGCAATACAATGACAGTCTTTATCAAACGCTAAATGTTGTTGTAGATTTAATGAATGATGTTATTACGTCTAATATTGTTTTCAACGGAACCGTTATTGATTCTTCAACGAATGAAGTCAGCAACGGAACGACAACAAACAACGGTATAGTAGCGCCCAATAAAACAGCGGCAGAGATTACAGCTCTGGAATCATCCGCGTTATCAGGCACTTTATGGTTTGATACTGATAATGACGTATTAAAGCTTTATACCGCCGCCGGCACTAAAACAATCGTAACTTTATAGAATAAGGAATAAGAAAAATGTTTGATTTGATGGAGATGATTTTCGGGAAAGACCCTGGTCGAGAGGCGAATAAGCAGCTGGATAATATCCCCGGCGTTGTATCCGATCATATGCAGGGATATGCTGACCAAGGGAGAACCGCAGGCGAAGTCGTTAATGCTGAAACTTCCGACATGATGAATGACCCGGCTGCATTTATGGACGCTTTAATGAAGCATTATAAACCTTCAGAGGGTTATAAATATAAGCAAGACATGATGGGCCAGGCGGCGGGAAATTCGGCGGCGGCAGGCGGACAAAGAGGCGGGACAGCTGAGCAATCACAGCAACAACAAATTACCCAAGGATTACTTGGCGAGGATATGCAGGGCTGGCTTAACAATATTATGGGTGTTCATACGCAAGGTATGCAAGGGCAAGAGAATACTGCAAATCGGGGTTATGATGCTGATAAAAATATAACGGACACCTTAACTAATATGTTCGGCACTAAAGCAACAGCCGATTATAACTCCGCATCAAGACCAACAAGATTTCAGCAAGGAGCAGATATGGCCGCCAAAACAGCGGGCGCTTTTATGGGTATGCCTACCTCCGGCGGTGGCGACTGGTGGTCTAACTTAGGAGGTAAATAACAATGCCTTTTCAACCTATTAATTTTGCAAACGCACAAAGCGGGGGCGATAATTTATCAAAAATTGCCGACCATTTTATGAGTGCTTATCAAACCGCGCAAGCGAACGCCAGAGCTAACAACGCAGACTCGAGAGCTGACAAGAATGAGGCGACTCAAGAAGCATTAATGAAAGCTAAAGTCGGCGAGATAGGAAGAAAAGCAAACCTTCCTTTTGGTGGTCAAATACCTCCGGGCGAAGTCGGTCAACAAGTATGGCTTGATATGGTAAGGAAACAATACGGAGATGAAAGCCCCATATATACGGGTTCAAAAAAAGCTTTATCTCAAAAAGTAATGTCTCAAGAATCAAGAGCAGACAGGGCGAATGCTTTAACTGCTGCTGGGTCTTTTGATAAGCTTCCATCGGGAGAGAAGAACCGAGTTATTTCCTCTGGTGTTGGCATGGGTTACGACCCGACTGAGGTGGCAAAATTATTAAGGGAAGGAAAGACGCTCCAGGATTTAGCGGATAATAAAAAAGTTTCTCTTGAGGATACCGTCCCCATATATCCACTACAGGGGGAGGAAATAAAAAACCAACGAAATAGGTCGGCGTTTGTTAAAGAATTAAATTATTTGGACTCGGTTACAGAGGACGTTCAGAATAAGTACGGAAGAAGAATAATGGGTTATAGCCCTATGCAGATGTGGGATTCTCTTAAAAATGAAGATGCAGACACTCAGGGAAAGTATTTGGCTGCTATGGCTTTGACTCCGGAAATAGCGACCTTAAGGCTAAAAGCTGCAAATAGCAGTATTGGGATTGAAGCGATAAAAGAGTTACAAAATAAAGCAATGGCAAATATTAATGTCTTTGAGCCTCTTATCTCTGGCGATGCTCGAACATCCATGAATAGATATACAAATGAATACCTGTCAAAAGCATCGGATATATTCAGTAATACTATTAATGAAGGATCTAGAATCCGAGGAAAATCCCCGTCAAGAAGTAAAAATATTGATAAGTTTAAAGAAATGTTAAAAGTATCAAATAGCGGTGTAACTGCGGAGATAAAGGAAACGCGGGTTATTAATGGTAATACTTATAATAGAAGAGGCGACAAATGGACAATGGTCAAGAAATAGAAGTCACAGACGAAGAGGTGCTAAAGCAGCTTAATAATAGTGGTTCTGTAGAAAGAAAAGAAGAAGTAGAGGTAAGCGACAAAGATGTTTTAAATCAATTATCCCCTAGCCATTTATCTAAATTTCTATCAGGCGCTGCCAATTTAGGTTCGGGTGTAGTTCAAGGGGCTGCGAATATTGGTCACGGAATTGGTGACCTAGAGACTAGATTAATTAATTCACTGATAGGCTCAAGACTAAGCTCGCCTAAGCCTGACGTTTACGGTGCTGTAGGGTCTGAGCGAACTGGATTGGCGCAAGCGGGGGAGTTTGGCGGTGAGCTTGCTGCTGGTGGTGCTTTAACGGCTGCGGCTGCACCTTTCATGGGTGTTCCCGCTGCGATGGGAGCAGCCTCATTCGTCTCTGACCCTGGTGAGGTTAGTGATAGAACTAAAAGCGCAGCTGTTGGGTACGGGTTAGGCAAAGGCGGCGAGATGATTGGGAGGGGTGTTAATTACGCAAGAAAGCACGCCTCAACCAAAAAGCTAGGTCAAGCAATCGATGAGCTAAGTAAAAAAACTGGCGAAAAGACCTCTGAGCTTTTTGATAAAGCTTACTCAGGCACGGGAGCAGTTAAGCCGGTAATTAACTCTAATACAATAAAAATAATACAAGATTTAAAAGGGAAGTCAGGTAGTCGTGAAGTTATGGACTCGGTAAAGAATTTCTCCAAAGACCCTTCATTATCTAGGCTTCATGATGTTAGAAAAGACGTTCAAAAAGGGGTTCGAAACCTTCAAAGCAAACAAGCAAAATCTGGGCTAGGTGGTAGAGATTCGGATATGTTTAAAACGCTTAAAGAACTAGAGGGCTCTATTAGTTCAGACCTAGAAAAAAGTTTTAAATCCATATCTCCAGAAAAGCACGGGCAATTCAAAGAGGCAATGACTCACTTTAAAGAAAAAGAATTGCCCTTAAGAAAATATAAAAGCATTAGAGATTATTTAGGTGAGGAAAGATCTATATCAAAAGGTTTAAGACGCGACATCATGAAAGATGAGAAGTCAGCAAATTACCTAAGAAAAGAACTAGGAATGTCCAGGCCTGCTATGAAGATTATGGGATCACCCAATAAAGGGGTTGATATAAAGACAATAGCAAGTTTGGATATGCTTAAAAGACTATTAAGACAATAGTTTAAGTCTCATAGAAGTAATAATACAAGCAAGCATATATAATAAGCACTAAGATAAAAGGCATAATAAATCCTATAGGTTGGGGTTGGAATAAGTGAGCGCTTATTATAGCGCATCGTGCTCAAATTGCAATCATTAAATGGAACTAAGACATGGCATTAAGTGAAAAATACATACCGTTAACCTCTTTAGATCAGTATTTTGTTGATAAAGATACCGGTTTACCCTTATCTGAGGGAACATTAACTTTTTATTCGGACGTGGATAAGATAACCCCAAAGGTGGTTTATCAATTATCCGGCACATACGGCAATTACAGTTATGTTTCTTTAACTAACCAAGTTATTTTAAACAGCGTTGGAACGGCTCAAGATTCCGGGGGTAATAATTCATTGATTTATGGATACCCTTATGACGCAGATGGTAATGTCGAGCTTTATTATATTGAATGCGCGAGCTCTGGAGCAGTCAGTCAGTGGACAAGAAGCGCGATACCAAACTTAACTTCAGACAGCGACACTTTAGCCGCCTCTAACAGCTACAGCAATCAACTATCTAATCCTCAATTTACTGAGTATTTTTTTGAAAATGAAGATACTACAACGTTAGTTTTTTCTAGTGCTGCCGCTGAGGAAGTGCCTATTGCGCCAGAGTGGGATTTAGTTGTCACCGGAACCGGCTCGGTTATCATTTCAAGAGATGTGATTGCAGGAAGCTCAAATATAGAGACGCAGCCACCATACGCATTGAGCGTCACAGTCCCCGCCGGCATTACAATATGCGAGTTAAGGCAAAGGCTTGATATTAACTCGGGCGTGTTTAGAAATGGATACTTGTCCTCTAGTGTTACAGCAAAGCTAACCTCAGGCACTAGCAGTAACCTAACAATGACTTATTTGCCATCAAGCGGAATTGGTGAGGAGGATTTATTAACGACCGGATTAACTTCTGACCTTACCACTTATTACGGCTCCATTTATTTGACCGCTTCGACAAATTCAGATACTGGGGCTGATGGGTATACCGACATAATCGTTGATATTCCTCCGTCAACCACGGTTCAATTTACAAGCGTCCAGGTTATCCCAAGCATTACCCAGCCAACAAATGATATTATCAGTTACGACCAAAGAACCAGCAATCAAGAAAAAGCGTTCATGGCTAACTATTACACGCCAAGACTTGTTCAGCTTCAACAAAAAAATATTTTGACTGCTTGGGACTTTAAATATAACCCTGCTCAGATAGGTGTAACGCAAACTATATCTCAAGATTCCACCACCGGAGTAGGCGAATACATTTGGGATCAAACAATCTGCGCTAGAACTTCAAACGATGTAACTGTTGCAAGAAGTTCATTAACTGGAGGGATGGAGTTTACAACTACTGTCGCCCCAACGTCCGCAGATTCTTTTTATGTAATGCAATACCTGGAAGGCGCAGACGCTCAGGCAATAATAGGCAATAAATTAGCGGTTAATGTGAGCGCTTTTAAAGATTCAGTTGCAGACCTTGAAGATGTAACTATGCAGGTTTATTTATTTGCCGCACCGTCTAGCGCATCATTTCCCGATATATCTACAGGAACCGCTGCCGTAGCTGTCAATGTTTCAGTTTTAGGTGTTGCAACACTAACGTCCTCGGCGAGTTCTGATGGGTGGTTTGAAGTATCGCGCAGTAATATGACCACGGCAACAGCAACACTTTCAGGAATAGACTCAAGCACGCCGGCGGAATTAAATACAGTTGATTATGATTACTCTTTTAATAACTGGGAGCTTAGCGGAGCACAAATAACTGATTTAGATAAGCTTGCTTGCGTTGTTACCTTCTCATATGTGTCAGATGCTTCGGTTGTAACGCTTAACAGTGTAAACCTTGTGCCTGGAGACTTATGCTATAGGCCTGTGCAAGAGTCTTATAATGATATCCTTAGGAAATGTCAGTACTATTATGAAAGAAGTTACGAGGTTGGTACAGATACAGGGGAGCAAACAAACGTTAATCAATACACCTACACGCAGGGTGCTTATTTCACATCAGCCACCACCACAAATTTTTATATTAACGCTCTTAATTTTCACTTTAAAACGTCCAAAAGATCTACCTCTACCGTAATGACTTATTATAACCCAACGATAGCATCGCCTGGAACCGAGGACACTTTTAGATATGAAGTTTTTAATGTCGCTACAAGCCCGCTAAGCGTTGATTATACATTTAGTGCTATTTTCACTATTTACTCGACAGGAAAAGACTCTTTATTTTACACAAACGCGGTAACGAATCCCGGCTTTTTGATTGGATTGCTAAAGTACTCCCCTGTAATTAGGTTTCACTACACCGCAGATTCACGAATTGGAATTACTTAAAAAGGATAAGTTAAATGACAACGACACTTAAGTTCTCGGCCTTTACTGACGGGTCCAATATTCAGGTTGGCGATATTGTTGCCGGACTAAGAGACGGAAGTAATTACCAGTTTGATTTTCCTGGGGACGGGATTAAGGACTCAAGCGGTAATTATTTGATTGCTTACGCAAGTAGCGGCTCAGATGCTGAAAATTATATCTCTTTCACGAGCTCAGATTCTGGCAGCTCGCCAACCATTAGCGCAATAGGCACCGAGACAGATGTAGGCCTCACTATATCGACCCAAGGGCTTGGAGTTGTATCTATTCCTGAAGTGGTGAGTGATATAACCCAGCTAAATGTTGATAATATCCAAATCGATGGCAATACAGTCTCTAGCACTAGCACGAACGGAGATATTAATTTATCACCAAGCGGCACGGGTGCAGTTATTGCCGGGACAGGCACAACACTATTGCAAATTAATTCAAGCACTGCCATTTCCGGTGTTATTGACGATGACACAATGACCACAGCAAGCGCCACTAACGTTCCTACCGCTGAGTCGGTGGTAGCTTATGTTTCAACC